GAGTAGCGCGAATGTTCAGAGATTCGGCAACATTGCCAAGTTTTCTATCAAGCGTCCAAAGCAAGGTTCCAGGTATTGCCAGGCAGGAGGCAACTAAATGCGCGTCTGTCAGTCCGATTCCCTTTGAAACAAGCCCCCGTGCCTCGATCATGTACCGAATATCCTTCAATTGCACGGGGGGAATAGAGATTAGCTGGTCAAGATACGCCAGCGTTTTCGGGCGTTCTGGCAACGTGCCTAGTGCCAATTCCGCAATTAAGAATGGATGTGTGCAGAGTTGATCATTGGCAATCAACGTCCCCAGCTCATCTTTGTAATCGCCATTGCGAAACATGGCTATCCAGATTGACGTGTCCGCAAGAATCACTGTTCTGCTACTCGCAATCTCCGCACGTCCTCAATGTCGGGAGCGGTTCCGGCCAGTGCCAAAAGTCTGCGACCGGCTTCCCTCGCAATCAGCGAGTTCAATGCAGCGCGAATCAATGCTGCCCGTTCTGTCAAACCGCTGTACTCTTCTGCCGTTCGCAACAGGTTGTCGTCAAGTGATACGGTTGCCCTCATGTTTTGTTTCCTCCGTGAACCAACTATAGCACTCATCTGAGCATAAATCTGGTTATTTATTCAAAAGGGCTAGAGTGCCGAAGTGCCGGCCAGAGTGCGCAAGAATGCATCTTGCTTCGTGGTGCGTTCGGTGATTGCATCGCAAAGCTCCTTCAGATCCGCTAGGAGTTCGCTGTCTGCGGGGGCTGTGCTTTTCGCGGCCTGTACAATCGTGTCTTTGTACGTAGTGATAAACGATTCAGCTTTTTCTGCCACGCCTGCGGTCGATTCGTTCCAGGCTTCCATCGCCGCGTCTGCGCGTGCCCTGCCCTCGGGCGTCTTCAAGCCGCGCGGAGTGATGTCGATGGTCTCGCCGCTGGCATAATCTGTCAGCGCATCCAGGCTGGCATCTGTGGTGGTCGTTTCAATCGCATCGTGGAGTTTATCTGCAATTTTGGTCATTATGCCCTCTCTTACTCAGAAACCGGATTGATTGAAAATGCTTAATCGTCTATCAAAAAGGCTGCTAGTTGCGTTCGACGACTAAGAGCCGCGTGCTGACGCCTGTACCGCTGGCCTTGAAAGCGCCATCGGGCAGGTTTTCCCATGTGGCGTTTACCTCTTCAAGCCATGCGCGAAACTCGGCGCTCTTGCGGTCTGAGCGGAATTCAAAGCTAGGGCTCAAGACAGAAACCAGGATACCGCGCGGGGCGAGCAGACTGTATGCGTGGCGGATGTGGTCCAGGTCTTGCTGCCGCTCAAACGGCGGGTTCATAATGATGCGGTCATACTGGCCCAGCTCGGAGCGTGAAAGCTGTAGCAGATCGGAGCCCACCAGATTGTAGCCCTTCAGCTCCAGCATCTGGCGGAGTTTGAAAACCGGCTCAATCACTTCCAAGATGACGCCGGGAACCGCCGCGCTTACGCCGTCGGCAATGTGCCCGCTACCGGCTTCAGGCTCTAAAACCGTCATACCGGGCAGAATCCGCGCGCGCCGCAGCATGATTTCAATCACGGGTTTCTGTGTCGGGAAGTATCCGGGAAAATCGGATAGTTCGATTTCAGCCTTGAGCGCGTCAATCTTGCGCAGGCGTTCGCGTTCGGTGCGCTCGGCGGAATTGCCCTCGATCATGGACTGCAGGAGCCGCGCCGCTGGGGAGGTCTCGGCGTAATCGTCCGACTCGATCACGGAATAATAGCCGCTTCTGCCGCAATCGATTCCCTTGTGCACCATGTGCTCAATTTCAGCTTTCTTGGCTAGTGCAGCCAGCTCGGGCGGGACTGTTCCGGCTTCGTGAGCATCGGCCAAGGCGCGCAGTGCCCGCTGTGTGCGCTCCAGGTTGCGGCAATCGTGCATCCGGCTCTGGTATTGCCTTTGGCGTTTGGGCGTCGGGGTCTCCGTCATCGGTCGGCCTGCGTGCTCGATCTTCGGCTGCAGGGCATCGGCCCAGGTGCGGAAGCGTGCAATGAGTTTGGCGTTGGCGCTGGTGGCGGTGCGGACGGCGGGCATGGTCATGGTAGCCATGGCGGTGTGTTCCTTTTCTAGGGCTGTGCCCCGGTTAAAATGCGTTATTGTCTCGGGGAAAGTATCCCCTATCAAATATGGGCGCGCTAGTTGTCTTCTTCGTCGTCGCTGTCTTCGTCTTCCTCTTCTTCGTAGGCGTCGGGCGTGACGCCTGAATCTGTCGAGAATGCTTCGACGGCATCCTGCCAAGCTGCATCGGGATTGTCTCCCGTGCCTTTCAGCGTCACAGAAAACACATAGGTTTTTTGTGTCATCGTGTTACCTCATGCCGGTTCCCGGCTGTTGCTGGTTGCGGTTGAGGCGGCGCTGCTACTCGTCGCCTAGTTCAATGGTGTCGGTTTCAATGCCGTCATATTCAAACTCGACGTTTCCGTACCGTGCTTGCTCAATTGCTTGCGCCTGCGCGGCTTCCAGCGTATCGGCGTCGATTTCGACGCGGGCGGAAGCCCGCGCATCTGCAACCAAAGGAATCGAAAAAATCATGGTGTCCTCTCTGTCGTGATTGAACTGGTAAGAATTACTTACCAGTTGCGTCTGGATCTTCCGGGCGAAACTCTTCGCCGTTGCTCCAGTTGCTTTCATGGCCGCATTCGGTGCACATATAAATCCGGTCGTCAAAGGTGGTGACGCTGGCGGGTTCTTCAAACTCGGCAACGACTTCGCCCTTTGCGTTCCATCCCTGCAGTGCGTAATTCGCATAGGCGTCGACGCGAATCAGTACGGAATGGCTGCCACACTTCGGGCAGGTAGGAACCACGGCAGGCGCCGGCAGCGCGGGCGCGCTTTCAATCACTTCCCACTTGCCCACGGGGTTGCCGTTCCGGTCGAGGATGTTGTACGGCCCCTCTGGCGTATTAAAAGTAGATGCTTCAATACCTTTCAACTTCGAGCGGATAGCCTCGGCAACGTCCTCGGCTGTTTGCATGGCGTCATTGCCCAACTCAATTTCCAAAACAAATTTCATGGTGTGCTCAATTCTCCGGAAATTCCGGATAGTTGGAAAACGTTGGTCGCCTATCAAATAGGCAATTAGTCTTCATCTGGCAGCATGATCGTAATCACGGGTTCTGCATTGTCGCCGGGGCCGCACACGGCCTTTAGGCGAACGTCTTCATGCTTGGTCCGTTCCGTGCGCTCGCCGTCACGGTAAACCCAATTCCGGACGCGAACAGGGAAGAAAAGCAGGTCGCCGTCGCCGCTGGTGCGAATGGTGTATTTCAGCACGGTCAGCACGTCCCACAGTCGCCTGCTAACGTCTTGGGCAGGCGGGAGCGGCTCGCCCTGCTTCTGTACCGCGCTATCAAACGCGGCGCGCGTCATTGCCACGGGAAACTTGATTCCCGCCTCTTGCAGAATGTTCAGCCCGCGCCTAAAGGTAAAAGACGCGTCCGAAAGATCCACCAAAACGCCGTCGTCAATCGCCTGCGCGCGCGTGTAGCTGTAAATCACTTCGCCAAAAAAATCATTCTGTTCAGACATACTCTTTTTTCCTCTCGGCGCTGTGCGCCCGTTAAAAATCTGTTGCCTATCAAAGTCCAGAATCTGGACTATGCGCCTAGTCTGCGCTTTGCTTCTTTTTCAACTCGTCCAGGCGGGTAAGAATGCTGCTTTCTGCTTTGCTGATACGCGCGTCAAGCCGCCAGCACCAAAAGCCGCCAATAATTACGGCAATCCAAATAGCATCGTTTGAATTCATCGGCCTTTTTCCTGCCCGCGTACAGGCCCACGGGCGGGCCGGGTGCTAGTGGTGAAGAAAATGCCGGACCGCGATATACAAAAGCGCGTACAGCACAAGGCCAAGCGGCGCGGCAATAAGTACACCTTTGAAAAACTTCATTCTGATTTTCTCCGCTGTTTTGGGTTATGGGTTAGGCGCGATGCGCAGAGAGCCGCTTAGGCCTTCTTTTGCTTTGCCGCGTAAAAGGCGAGCGCTTCCGCTTTCAGCGCGTCGATGGCTGCAGGCGTGAATACGCTGGAGTGTTGTGTGTTCAGATTCTTCTGAGTGCCACGGGCAAGAGCCTGAAAAACGGTTTTGCGGAAGTCGCCAAAACACTCGAATGTGATGCAGCCGTCTTTGACAAAATGGATGTGAGCGGCAGAAACTAGGCGGCCGTTATCATACTTCTGCGTGCTCAATTCCATCTGTGCCGCGCCTTCTGCGCTGTCGAGTGCGGGGATTGCAATAATCTGTTTCGGTTCCTGTGCCACGGTGAAAACTCCATTCTTGGCGCTGTGCGCCTGTTAGCCGGTTAGAAGATAAATCGCCGATCACCTATCAAAAAAGTGACCGCTATCAAAGCGAGTCTAGAATCTGGACTATGCGCCTAGTCTTCGCTCCCGAGCGTTACCTGCTCGAAGTCGAATCCATCCGGGCAGCTCGGACCGGACGCGTCGCACACGGACCACTGCGCGCCGCTCGGGTGGTGCTCAACCCACCACTGGCCATGTTCGAAAAAAGTCGTGAGATTGCGGCGCTTGAGTGCCTTATGCGCCGCTTTGAGAATGCGCGCATCCATTGCCGGCGTGTTGGTTTCAGTGTTCAGCATGCTGCCATCCTTGCCCGCGTATCATGCCCACGGGCGGGCCGGTTATCTCGCTGCCCAACGTTGCGCCCATTCGGGCACGGCATCCAATACGCAAGGATCAAAGGTACTCAGGCCGTCCGGTGCCACTCCGACAGATACAACTTTGCCCACCAGAAAAGCTACGTCCTGATAATCCTCAATCTCTAGCAAGATGGGCGGCCCAAACTTGCGCCTGCACCAAACCATATTTTCGAAAAACCCGTCAACGTAATCGATGTAAACAATCATGAGCGCGTTTCTAGTTTCCGCGCTCGTACGTGTCCGAGCTTGCGTGATACGTCCAGGGCGATGGATCGATGCGCACGTTCTGAAAAATCCGGTTCGCGTACATGACGGCGAGTTGCCCAATGGTCGCGTGAATCATGCCGGGATTCGACTTTGCCAATTCATCCCGGTACATCCCTAATTCATGATAACCAATTAGGTCGAGCATGATCGGCTTTTCAGCGTGTTCATGCAACTCCATTGCGATTCCAATCTGATTCACGACTGTACGAATGTGTTCCACTTAGAGCCCCTTTCCGGCGAGGATTGCCGTACGCACGCGTTTCTTGAATCCTTGCGTGAACCATTCCGGGTTATCCCATCCCACTTGCCCGTTACCATAGTTGAGCGGGTAATCGGTCCGGAATCCGTCTTTTGTAGCAGCAACATACTCGCGCTTGCCGTTGATTGTTGCCGTTACCAGCGCTTCGCCGTTTGCGGCCACGTATACGGCGCGCTCATCTTCAAAAGTTGTGTACATTGCCGTTACTCCCCTGCCAAACGGAAGACGCGAAAATCGGCCTTCTGATAAACGCTGTTATGGGCGCATACGTCATTTTCGCTGAAGATCCAAACGAGAGCCGCGCGCTTTTCTTCCGTGGGCTGCAAGCGGTCAAGCTGAACGGGCTCGCCTAGGCTGCCACTATAGGAAATAGCCCCGCCCAGGTAAAAGCCTTGATTCTCTTCGGCCGTGTACATGGTGGGCTGGACGGAATCCTTCGAGCGGTACGCAATCCTGAATTGTCCCTTGGAAGTGTCCAGCCAGTCACCTACGCGCGGCCCTTGAATCGCGTCATAGGCGCGCATACGCTCGGCAAGAATAATCGCGTTTACGATGCTGGCAGAGACGGCAGAGTTATACCACGGCTCGACCTGAAAGCGGTTTAAATCCCTATCAAAGTAGATAGGGCGCGGGACGGGGCGCATCGGCTGGGGGTCGCCATAGTCGGCCCCGTATTTTTCCACCTTGCGCGCATAATCCGCCAGATAGTCGGCATGTTTGCGGTACAGTTCGCCCGCGAAAAGCGTGTATCCTTCCGGCGTCCAGCGATAGGGGTAACTATCCTTATCGCCGCGTACGGACTCAATAATCGCGCCACCTTGACGGCTCAAGATAATACGTTCAAAGGCTGTATCGTCGCCGTTATGGTTAAAAGTGGTACGCATGTAATCGAGCGTATGCGGTGAGGCGGAATAGGCCTCAATCTGCCGAATCGTGTCATGGCCGTAAACGTCATAACACGTCTGGTCCTGATAGCTAAGATGGAATTCAATCCTGAACATAGGGGCGCATCCTTTGAAAGTTGTGGCTGTGATTGATTAGAAAAAAAGGGGCGGACATTGCGCCCGCCCCCGAGCGCGTAAACTAAGCCGCTACGGCCGCGCCCTTTAACTCTGCCATGCGCTCCGCTAGCATCCAAAGAGCGCGATTCAGCTTCACATCTTGATCGATGCCGCGAACCTCACGAGTCGTCACGCGGCGCATGGTGCGGCGGCCGGTCTGAGGATCTGTACCGCGTAGTGTGCCGTGCAGGCCGCCGCGTACGGTATTTTCTTGCACAACGTTCAACGTGTGCCAGAGGTCCGGCTTAGGCGCGGCGGGACGGCGCCAGTCGACAGGCCCGTCTGCGTCCTCATTGCGGCGGGGGCGCAAAAGCTGTTCAGCGGTAATCGGCGTTTTAATCTCGCCCTCGGCATCGGCAAAGCGAAGCTGGCGCGCCGCGTCGGCGAATGCGCCTTGTTCGCCCGCCGTGAGTTGAAGCTGATTCCATTCATCGGCGCGTGCAAGAGCCTTTTCGGACTGGCCGACGATCTGAAAAGATCCTTCGATCACATCGCGCACAATGTCGCCTTTGTGTTGGATGGAGAGCATCGGAACGGTGGAATCGGAAACCATGAGCCCGTTAGAGCAAACCAAACGGAACAGGCCAGCCGAAAGTTTGTAAGCGCTTGTGCCATCGTGGCTGTTCACCAAAACAACTTCGGGAACGGAATCGCCCACTTTTTGAATGGCGTTGAAAGAATCAGGATGGCGGAAACGGATAAGGTGTTTTGTATATTCGGCCTTGCCTGCAACGCGCGAGCGGCCCTGTGTCGCCTTAAAAGGCTGGAATCCTTCGCGCATGAGCCCGGCGATAACTTCAGAGGTAGGGATATAGGTATAACGCGCAGAGCGCGATTCGTGCGCGGAAGTGGCAAAAGCGGACGGCGCATAATGGCGCAATTCGTCAAGAGTGAGCGGATTCTGCAGGCGAAGAGCTACGCCGGGATTGATCGATGCGCCGATAGAAAAGTTATGTGCAAAAGTGTTCATTCTGCCCCCCTTGAGGCTCGGAACTATGTTCCCGTTACGCGCGATTCACTGGCCGCGCTTTTCCAGTGTCGGCCCCGTTCGCCCGACTTCTTTACTGTACTATACTTGTTTATGTATTACAACTATAAAACGCATGAATTCGACAATTATAGATAAAAAATGCCGGGAGTGTATCCCGGCAGGCATAGGGCGGAAGCGAATGCGTCTAAGCTGGCAGCAACTTTGTAAGGTTTTCCGGATTAAAGAAGACGTGAGCGGTTGCAGGCTTGCCGCAAAAGGTTCCGGCCTGAATCAATACGTAATCGACGGGCAAGCGCTTGAGCGTAACGCCTCCGCGCTGATCAATTGCCACGTCCTGATTTTCCGCGCCTGCAAGGCCTTGCGCGGCAATGTCAAAGTATGGATGTGTGTGCGTAGGAAGCGGCTTTTGCTGCAAAGTCGGAATGTGCACAATCACATAGCAGTCGCGCGAACCGCCATTCCAATAAGTGTTTATATCCTTGCCGCAATCGGGAAAAGCGCTCACAAAAGCCTTAGTCTTGCGGTATCCCGGCAGGGCTGCGCGGATAACTTTCAATAGTTCAGGGTAGGCTTTCAAAAGGTACGTTTCCATGGTGCTCCTCTGGCCTATGGCCTGCTAGTCAATCGTTGAAAATGCGATAGACGTAAACGCCTATCAATCCTAATAGTTAAACTCTAAAGCATTTAACTCGGCATGCGTTCCCTTGCGAGGAATGCGCATAAAAATATCGTTTGGTTTTTCGCGGAATTCGAAAGCCTTGCGATACTCGAAACCATCTTCCCCGCGATAAGACGCAGTGACTCTTATCACCTTGTGCCGCCGATCACCGAATGATCGTACACAATCTTCGCGCCTAATGATTCGCTCAAGCGTTAACTGCATTTTCCTCCCGTGATTGAAAGAACTATGCCGGTTTTCTCAAAAACCTCAGAACAAAACGCATTCGCGGTAGCCAACGTTTCAAACTTCCGCCACTTGTCGCGCCCTGCCTTTGTATAGCCGATGTGTACCTTATACATCGGCTTGACTCTCCAGTATGCGCAGGCATTCGGCGAGTTTTCGCGTATCGCATGATCAAATTCAATCAAGCTGTTTTTGCGCAGATGATCAAAAGCGGCCTGAGAAAGACAGTAGGTGTTAAAGCCGAATGCTGGCATGATGCGCGGCGGGAAATTGTGCATCCTGTCCGCGCACGTGATAATGATGCTGTTATCTTTTTCGATAACGGCCAACGATTGTTTAATATTCAGCTTGCTTTGCATGAGTGTCCTCAAAAAGTCTAGAGCGTGTTGAGGTAATCGGTGCGCCGCGCAATGTATTCTTGCGCCGTCTGTTCTGGCACGGCATGAGCGATAAAAAACATCCCCAGCTCATAATCTGTTGAGTTTTCATCGTTGGAAAGAATCGACTCTATCCACGCGATACGGGCAGGATCAAGCGGAGCGGGCGCAGGCGGTTCCTCGCATTCCGTAGCAGTCGGCAGATTCTCAAGCGGCGCAAGCTCGCCCGCGTGCCGTGTGCCGTAGCAGTTACAGCGCGGGGAATCAGGATGCGCACAAACTACATATCGCCCGTCTATCGTCCATGCCTGATTCACGTAATCAAAATGCGGCCCTGTAGGATTCGCCATTGCCTTGTGTCCTTTGGGGCTCTGCCCCCGTTAGTGGTGCGTGAATGTTTGCGCCGTGTGCGTGAACTATGCCGGGAAAAACGCTCGACGCGCCTTTTCAATCTCTTGTTCGATTGCGTTCTTAGCCTTTTGGACAGATCCAAGCCGCGCGACAAACTCCGAAGCCTTATCCCATGCGGCTGCATTACTCTCGCGATGCTCTGGCTTGACGCATCCGATAAAATCCTCACGAATCATCTTAGGCATGCAGTCTAGTGCGTCTTCGATAAGGATGGCGGTATCAACATTCATTGCGCTTTCCTCTTGTGTATCTTGTGCGTTCGCGCAAAGCGCGTCAATCGCTTTCTGATAGTCGATAGGGAAAGCTACGTCATGACGATGATCGATGCCGTTCAGTGTAAACCGAATCATTCCGTAGGGATTCACGCTTACCATCGTGTCATTCACAATGCAGCGCCAGATTTTACGATTGCGCTTTGCAATGGTAATGGTTTCAGTGATTGCCGTTTCAATCTCCGATTTATCGCGCGTGCTGAAAACTCTCATTGTGCCGCCTCCCGTCGTGCTGTTACTACTATGCCATAACTGTTATGGCGATACAAGTATAAAACTCACTGTAGCGCCAATTAGTTTTATAAGCGTATCGCAGTAACAGATACGGAATCTCTCTAACCCTAACGTATATGCGCGTTTAGCACAATTGCGGGTGCGCGGCGCCACGGCGCATAGTGCGTTTTGCTGTATATGCCAGTACCGGCAAAAACGGCATTTTAGGGCAGACAGGATGGAAAGAATAAAGCCTTGCGCGCCTATCAAAGATTCCCCGGCCCCTATCAAAATGCGGAAACAGGCGCAATCTAAGCCGCGTGCGGCCCGCTACAGGCGCGCGCATAGGCAGGCGAGAGAGAGAGCCCTAGGTGCGCATCGACGCGTCTAGCAGCCCCCAGGGTGCGAGTTATGCCCCTGTTAGGCTGTCCGGCACGTGTTTTTAGTTGTCTCTCTGCGTTGTCGACGCCAATTCTGTAGATTTAGCGGCGCAATCTATCGCCCCCCTCTACACAATGCGCCGTGGGTGCGCAGAGCCCGGCCGGATTGTCGCCCCTATAGACGCGCGCGCGTTTTAGTTGTCCGGGGGTGGGGGGTGCGCCGTTGTCTATGACGCCTTTGCACTCCACCCAGGATTTTCATTTTCCAAGCCCTAAGGCGCAAAGAAAGCGCAAAGAAAAATCTACGAAAATTTTGGCAGCGCAATTTTAGCGCAATAGGTATAGCGCAATGAAAGCGCAATTTTGTATGCTTTGTGCTAAGCATGTGGCCGAAAAGCTGGGGAGAAATGGGAATACGTTTTCGTTTTCATCGTGGTAGCTTGGATGCGTCAATGGAGACGGCACTGACGTTTGCCAGTGTGGATGATGTAAAACAGCATATTGTTCAAGACTTAAAGCCCTATATTGACGTTGCTTCTGGTTCAATACACGCAAGGCGTTACAGCAAGGATGGTGATCCGCGCATTGGGTGGCAAGATCTTTTCATTATTACGATAGACGGGTATGGTGTTATTGGCTTTGCGGATTCATGGAATGAATGATGCGGTACTGCAAGATATGAAAAGAAAGTAGACATGGACTTGAAGACGACAGAGGCGATGCGTGGCAAGGTTCTTGGAAGGGTTCGCGACAAGATGGATATTTCTTATCTTGACGCTGGCAATTTGCTCGACGACGTTGATGCGTTGCTGGTTGAAGTTGAAGGAATGCAAGCTTCTTGTGATGTGCGTCGGGGAGCTGATGGCAGAGCGATGAAGCTTTGGCACAAGGCGCATCCAGGCAACGAGCGGGTTTGGCCTGATCACGCGGATCTTTGTGTGTGGTTGATGGAGCAGCTTGAACACAAGTAGTGGGGTGGACGGAATGTGCGATTGAATTTCGTACGGGGTAGGGAAAACGAAAAAAGTTGTTGACAAGGCAGCGGGACAGCGCAAAGTATGGTAGCGGATAGTATGAGTGCGTCGAACAGGCGCAACAACTACATGGCGCTTATTCCGCATGTCAAGATCGGCAGATTGATTTAAGTTTGCAGTGGCAGCACGGAAGGACGTGCACAACTGCGGATCGGACTCAAGCAACCGATTCAGCAGCTACGCTCTTGAAATGGAGATCCGGAACGGCCGCCGCTGGAAGAGCCAGCCTAGTGATGGCATCGCTAATGCCATCAGCAACTGATCTACAAGAGCCTCATCCGGAAGTCGGTATCAAGGCCGGCCCACTGCAAAGCACAAGTGCATCGAGCAGGTGCAACTGGGAAAGTGATTCTGTAAAGGTTGTAGAAGTAGCAATGTAGTCAGAGTGCGTCGAGTAGGCGCAACAATCATCGTCATTATGTACCAATTTTGAACTGCGTGCAGCAATGGGGTATGAGTGCGCTGGGCAAGCGCAACTTGGGGTTGCTGACGGAAATCAAAGTGCGCTGGATAGGCGCAACATGGACCAAAAGAAGAATAGTGCATCGAGCAGATGCAACGCCTGGCACATCATGAACGTTCCTCTGCAATAAAAGCGCATCATCGGTTTGATGCGCCTTTATCCCAAGTAATTATCGTGAGTGGCGACCGCCGAAGTAAAAGCCAAGAACGAGCGTTACCATTGGCGGAAGAATCGTCCTTGCTTGTTCAAAAATGGTTTGCGCTTCTTTTGATCCAGGCCAGCGCAATAAAACCCCGCAAGCTGAAAGCACCAAAAAAGCTAAAACCATAAGGATTTGCTGCGCAAAAGATAGAAGTTTTTGCGGATCAAGGTCAGGACGAGGCACATCTCCACGTTGTCCAAGATCAACAATGATCGGGTTTTCCTTGTCCTTATTTTCCATAGAACTTATACCCCAACAATACGAGCAACGACCTTGTCTCCATTCACAATGCCAAGAGAATTGCCTTTGTTTTTTTCCTCCTGCGCCAGCTTTAGCACAGTAAACATGCGTCGAATAACCTCTGTCTTTGGAACCGACTCTTTTTGCGCAGTGTCGTTAACGATTTTTACAATTTCGGCGGGAAGTGCAATTGTCATGCGTGCCATGAAAACCTCCAAGCCATATACTACCACGGAAATCGCACTAAAAACGCACTGATCAAAAACTGAAGATTTTGGCTTTCATTTGCGCTGCCGCATTTGTAAACGTTGTTGCGCGTGGCAAGTACGCGTAATCCTTGCGCAATAAAAAATCACAGTAGACAGAAAACCAGGACTGGCGTAGGTTATGCGCAAAGTCATTGGTGGGTGTGCTGTGGAATTGACTGTGGGAATGAAAGTGGTTTGGTGCTAGAGGGAGTTAACCAATGTCAAGATCAAAGCCAACCGAAGAAGATTTGAAGGATCGAGACAGCCGTCGAGAAGAATGGCGCAAGTTTCGCAAGGATCATCTGTTCACACAGGTCAAGCTTGCTGAAGTGCTGGGCTTGAGTCGGCGCACGGTGCAGTTGATCGAGGCAGGGAAGGTATGCCCCTTCCCGGATACGTTGAGAAAGTTCCTGGCCTTGAAAGCAAGATACAGCAACGAAGAGGCTGCCTGAGATGGGAGACAAGCTTACAGGTCCGACTAGCCCAAGCCAGGTACTGATTGATTGTCTGGAAGACTTCAATCAGGATGAACCAACTGAGATCGTGGTGATCTATAAGACTCAAAAAGGCGACTTGGTATTTTCTTCCAATCACCTTCAAAATTCCAATCTCGTTGGATTGCTGGAAATGGCAAAGTTCTGGTTTTTCATGGAATGCAAGGCAAGAACAAAGGAATAAATCAGGAGAGGTGCTTTGTGGAAGACGATTACGTTGAGGGTTTGACGGGAGAAGAGATTATCAACGACTTGCTTGACAAGGTCGCTGAAAAACTGCGCAGTGATTGCAATCTGCGCGAAACGGATGCCTATACTGGCGGCTACAACGGCTCAGTCAAAGTTCACCTGATTTTGCATGGGCTTGATGCGGCAGAGGTCAAAACCGAGATCGCTGTCAGCGCACCAGCGACCGAAGACTTTCCCGTGGACGGAGAATCGCCTGTCATTGACACGGAAGTTGACACCGAGTTTGAGATTCCGCTTGAGCCGCGGCTTAACCTCGTGCGCGAACGTAGCGGGCAAGACGTACCTACTCTTGGTAAGAACGAAGAAGGTACTGTTGTTGTGAAGAAGCGGCATTACGCCAAAAAGCAGAAATAAGGAGAAGACCATGAAGCGTTTGATTGCAATTTTTGCGTTGGCATTAACGCCAGCGTTTGCACAATCGGTGCAGAGATCAAATCCTATGCCGCAATTGAGCACTGCTGATCGTATTGCGCTTCAAAGTTGCGAAAAAAACAAACAGGATGCGCAAAAGCAGTGGCAGGAAGCTTTTCAACAAGAGCAAACAATCTTTTCGGAGTTCAACGCTAACCATCCTGGCTATCGAGTGAACCCGCAGAACTTTGTTGTGGAGCCGGATCAAACAAAGTCGGAGCAGCCCAAGCCCGCATTGCCGGAAAAGAAGTAAAGGCACGCAATGAAAGAGAAAAAGCAGACGTGGTTCGAGCGACTGACCGCGCTCTTTGATTTGGAGACTGTCCATCATCGGACTTGCCGACTGTGCCACAGGCGCATTTTAAAAGGGCACAAGTATCACCACGTCAAGGTAGGGCCGTTTTGGGTAGACAAGGTTGAGCACAAAAATTGCGCCAACCCAACACTCGAAACGCCCTACCAAATCGCGCAGCGGTTGACGCCAGAGTTGCCTTTCGATCCACCAGATCTAGAGAGCGGACCGCTTGTTGATGGCAACATCTTTCCAACTTACAGCGACAGTCATCGGGAGAAGATTCAATGAGCGAATTCCATTGGCTACGCACGGAGTGGATGAAACCGGTGCCGCGCTGGGATCAAGAGGATTCTGGCCACTGGAAGAAAGTCGCAGTGCAGTTTCTTCGAGCCGTTCGAAGCGATGGGCAGATGTTTGTGGTGTGGGATGATGTTGGTCCGCAAACGACTCCAGAAATCTTGCGCACACGACTTGATACGATGCTGGATATTCCGGCATTACCTTCGACGTTCGACGAAGAAAATGGCACATGGAACAGCCCACAAGTAAATCTGGATTTCGGCAAAGGCCGCGCGGGTTGGGTGGAGGAGCCAGAGCCATGACGGAGAATCAGGAAGAGCGCATTGTATCGGCATTTGAACAGATTGCAATTGCACTGGCAGGCATTTATGACACACAAGAAAAACAATTCGCCAAGCAGTGGCCAGAACGGAAAGAAGCCAGAGAAGCTGTTTACTCTCGGGTTCCGAATGAAGAAGACCTCATACGAGAACAGCTTGGAGCCAGCAACGAATCTCTCGACGAATGGCTTACCATCCCTGAAAAAGAAGAATACATCGGCGAACGCGAAAGAGAATTCCTTGCGAGACAAGCCGCTGACGGTGCCCAAGAAACTTCCAGCGAAGATAAATCGGGAGCAGGAAGCGCTGAGACGCCTAAAGATTAAGCCAGAGACGGTGGAATCTCTGCCAGCGATTACCCCGCTGTTTAAAAATGCAGAAGGCGGCCTGAAGTCTGTCTTGAATGCCATGCGCTTTTGCGCACAAGATGAAATCATCGCAGAGTTTTTGAAAAAGTATGATTCCATCCCTACTGGTGATCGTGAAGTGTTGCCATGGGAAGCTGTCGCATTTTCTGCCAAGATTGATCTGCAGCGATTGACAGGCGCAATCTTGTTTGCGTTGCAGGCTGCTTCAGTAAACACTGTGAAAGTTCTTGCGCTTAGTTCTCATCCGGCAATCATGAAAAGAACGATCGAGTATGCGCAGATGCCGGGCGGCGTAAAGGATCGCACAATGATGCATCAAGCGCTGGGCTTCCTTCCTACGCCCAAAGGCCCGACGTTTATCGGTAAAGCTGTGTTTGGTCCTTCAGGTAATGCGGACAAGGAAGAAGTTGATGACAAAACTGTTTTTGACGGCGAGGATGACATTGACGAGCTTTTCCCTTCGCCTAGCGAAACGCTGCAAAAGCTTGTTCCGATCCGCCAGTTACGCTCAGAGAATTAAAAGTTACGCTTGACGCAAAAAGTAATTCGGTATAGATGTAAAGCAATCACCGAGACACATGCCCCTCGCTTCGCGGGAACAAGCAATGGCTCAGGACCAGAAATGGCTCCTGGGCCATTTCTGTTTTCCAGGCCGCTGCATACCCCCAAGGAGGAACGTCATGGCAAAATTCAAGGCTGTTTCCAATACCAAACTGGAGCATCTGAGAAAAAACACGAAGCATGTGAAGAAGCTCGGTAAGAGAGCCAGCAAGACGATTGCCGTCAAGGGCTAGCTCATGAGGGCTGATGTATTCCGAAAAGATTATCATTCAGAACCTGGACAAGTTTGCCGCGCGTGAGGGGTGGATGCCTACCCCTCATACGTTTGCTCAGGTAGAAGAATTTAAACACTATATCGACTCGATTGTAAAAATTGAATCGAACTCGCGATCTTCTTACATCTCCCTTGTTCGCTCCATTACAGAAAAACGTCGCAAGGAAATTTGGCGTTGGATTGAGAACGAGCAGGTCATGTGTGGCCTCGATAGCGGCTACTTTGACGAGTGCTACGCCTATGTCTGCAACGAGGGCGGCGAAATCTTCAAATTTAAAAACAGAAAATCGCAGGAAGTCTTTGATTCTGTGATTGCCGATTTCGACGAGCAGCAAGTTGCTATCCGTCTCTTGATCCTGAAAGCGCGGCAGGTAGGCATTACCACAAAAACCGCTTTGAAGTTTCTTCAAAGAATGCTGTTCATTCCGCATACGCAGGCCGTGATGGCTTCTGTGCAGTCAGATAAATCCGAGCTGATTGGGCGCATCTTGGATATTGCCTACAACCAATGCCCCTGGTGGCTAGTGCCGCGGCGCTTGCCGAAGGGTGCTTTTGACAACGGGTCGGTTCTCTCGATTCAGTCTGGTATGCAGGCAACCGGCATTGCACAAGGTTGGACGCCAACGTGCCTTGCTCCAGACACGCTGATTCGCCTTGCAGACGGCGCGTTAAAACGCGTTGACACTTTGACAGACAACGATGTAATTTTGACGCATCAAAATGTTGCTGCTCATGTAAAGAAGGCGTGGAAAACAGAACGCACAGACGAGCCAACAAAAATTATTTGGGTCGCTGGCGTTGATATGCCGCTTGAATGCACATTTGATCACGCAATTTACACAGCAACAGGCTGGATGCAGGCTCAAGACCTTTGTGCTGGACAGTTGATGACTCGTATGAACGATGAAGGCCAAATCGTCGATACCGTCATTACGCATATTGAAGAAGGATTCCGAAAAGAGTTCTGGGATGTTGAAGTTGATCATGCGGATCATTCATTCCAGACGGAGCAGTTTGCAGTACATAACTGCATTCATGTCTCGGAACTTGCGGACATTCCAAAGCCCAAAAAGGTTATCGAAGAAGGATTGTTGCGTGCTACGCATGCTACTCCCAACCTTTTTATGGTGTTTGAAGGCACTGGTGGCGGAAATACAGGATGGCTGGCTGAAACCTGGCGTGCAGCCAAGGAAGACTTTCCCAAAGGACTGCATGATCTTTGCCCGGTATTCATTCCATGGCCCATGGCGACGGATCTTTATCCGGAAGCTGCCTGGATTCGTCAGTTTCCAGTTCCAGAAGGCTTTTATCAGAAGCGGATGGAAGCAACACGCAAGCATGTGATCCGCGCGGAATCCTACATCCGCAATACGCCGTTCTTGTCACGGATTGCCGGCAAGGATTGGCGTATGCCGCTGGAGCAGCAGTGGTTCTGGGAATTCAATTTTGCCAAATCGTGCAAAAACCACAGCCAAAAAATTTGGCTCGCTCAGATGCCGGCCGATGATTTTGAAGCGTTGACGGGTGTGCACGATAGCGTGTTTGACGTAGAAACGATTCAAGAAATCGAAGATCACATCTATGAAGTGCGTGGAAGTACCAAAGAAAGAAAAAACCCGGTACAAGCGTATGCCATTACTGGAGATTCTATTGACGATGGATTTGAGCCGCCAGAACCACTGATCGACTACGACAAGGCACATATCCGTGTGAGCTGGAAATCAGATCGTGGCCAGCGCTATGACTGGGTTTTAGTTCCGCTTCTTCCTTTTGACGAAGATGTGGAGCAAGAGACTTTTGACAAGCTCTTGGTATATGAAGAGCCCAAGCGTGGATACACCTACAGTTGCGGCATCGATACGGCTGATGGACTTGGCAAAGAAGATGAAGACAGAACCTGCGTATCAGTAACGCGCAACCGCTTTGGTGATGAATATGACTACCAGGTGGCTGAGCTGGTATCGAACCGAATCAACTCTGCGCAGGTCGTCGGATTTGCAGCTTGCATTGCTGCCTGGTATGGCGAAAATTCAAAAGATTCGCGCGGTGTAAAGTTTTGCGTGGAACAGATCGGAAGACCCGGTGATACATGCCAGCACCAATTAAAACTGATGGGGTTCCATTGGCATCACATTCCGCGGCGCTACGACAGTAAAAAAATCAAAGACGATGCTGGCAAGAAACAAGGTTGGTTTTCAAACGTGTGGAGCGTGCCAATCCTGATGACTCGCTTTACCGAAGCGGTAAATGGTGGCTGGTATCGCCCGGCATCGCGCTGGTTGATTGAAGAATTAAAAACGCTGGAACGACATGCAGCGGCTGGCAGAATTTCCAAGATGGAGCACCGCAGTGGCCAGCATGATGATCGCGTGCGTGCGGCGGCGCAATCTTTCTTTACTGCGCATGACTTTGACATCCTTGCGGAAAGATCACAAAAGCGCTACGCGCTGCCAACGGAGAAAGTGCCGCCGATGAGCAAAGCTGTGTGCAATACAAACATGGTGTCTGTGGGAGGTCTCGATTGAACGCGCAATTAACCACAAAAATTGTGTTTTGGTATGACGGAACACGCGGTGAAGTCCGTATGGGGCTTCCAGAGCAGTTCCCGGCACCAGATGGTTTTGAAAAGATTGTTTGTAGCACCGCACATGAAGCGGAAGCGTGGTCTGAGCGGATGCGTAAGTGGGAAGCATTTAAATGCCAACTGGAAGATGAGCAGCGAGAAATGATCGAGGGTCCTATCCGCGACACCTTGCGCAGATACATGCAACACCAAATGGCAAATGCGAGAAATAACTTGAACCGTGAGTTTTTACGCCGACATTTGGAGGCATATGGCAATCGGCCAGACAAAACTAAAATGCGCCGTGAAAGCTATCTGCACGCAGAAGCGTACGAAAAAGGTCGCTAGATTGCGCATAACTTACGCTATGTAAAATTAGCGTAGACGTGTAAGTTAAATTTGCCTACTATGCGCAATAGCTCAATAACTCACCGAGCATGGAAACGGTGATCTATGGAACTCGAGACTGTAGCTTGGCAGGCACCATCTTTCGAATCCTTGCCTGAACAGCGCGCTGGATGGGTAGAAGAACAAATCGCAGAAGGTGAAGGTTTTCTTGAAGGCCAGACGTGCTACAAGAACCTGGGCACGAATATGCGCATTTTCGATGCCATTTTTCGCGATAAGTCGCGATCTACCCTTGTCACCAATGAGCTAAAGTACGACATTCGGAAATTCTGCGAAACTTTGTCAGAAGTCCGTGAAATTGCCGGATATGGATCGGATATTCCTTCATTCAAGCAAATGGCAGAAATGCTGACCAAGGTATCGAAATGCGTTTACCTTGAATCGGATTTTCCTTTTCAGATTCTGAAGGTATTGCAGTACGCCAGTGTTACCGGCATCGGTTATTTGTGGCCGAAGGTGCGTGCAGATGAATACGGCTACGGCGAACGCAAAATGGTGTTCGATGCTTTGGGCTTGTTGGACGTAGTCCCTGTTCAGATTCCTCGAAGCAATGATGTACAGGATGCTTATGCCGTCACCGTTTACGATTACATGCCAATCGCGGAAGCACATGGGCGCTTTCCTTTGTTTCAGGGAAAACTTCAAACTGTTGGTCCGCGTAGCTACAAGACACAAGTTCAAGCGCGGCGAATGGATTACGCCGAACGATTCCGCTACGGTGGCCCGAATCGCAGCTTTGGCAACCTCTATTGCGAGATCCGCTATACATTTGTTCGCGATCTGCGAATCAACAATACTGGTTATGAGTTGCCAATGGGCGACATTGGCACCAGTTGGTTCTACAAGGTTCCCTATGTTGGCCAACTGATTTTTGGTGGCATGCACAATGGTATGCCGCACTTGCGGCCGGCAACGGTAGAAGACTGCCGCGTCTATCCCAACCTGCGGCTCATCATTACATCCAACGGTCTTGATCGGCCTCTGTACGACGGACCCAGTTTTGACTGGGATGGCAAGATTCCTGTGATTCAATACACCGTGGATGATTGGGCTTGGGAACCGCTGGGACGTTCTTTGGTTGGCGATGTGGCGTCAATCGAAACAACAACGCGCAAAATTGAGCGCAAGATCGATGATGTCATTACGATCACCTTGAATCCGCCGATTGGCTATGACCACACAGCCACAGGCGGCGCAAAGATTGAGCATTTTGACATCTTTGAACAAGATGTGCGCTATGGAGTTGACGGAAAGCCCAGAGACATTCTTCAGTCAATTCTTCCCGATACTGTTCGCGTAGATTCAGCGCACTTCACGTTCTTAAAGTATCTGAAAGAGGCCAAACAGGCGCAATTGGGCCTGACTGATCTTGGCAATCTTCAAAACATGAAGATGAACATTGCCAACGATACAGCCGACAAGATGCTGGAATCCATTGGCCCGATTGCAAAGGGAATTGCCGCGCGCATTGAAAAGGCGAACAAGGCTGTTGGGTATCGTATGAAATTCCTGATTTTGCAATGGTTTAACGTCAAGCGAATCATGGAATATGTAGGTCCAGACAACATTGCGCGCGAAGTTTTTGATTTTAATCCCGATGATCTGGTGCCAAGCCATTTGCCGGATGAAATGGTCCAAGGCAATTTTCCAGAAGATCCGTCGCACTATAACCAACTGACGCGTGCACGTTGGTTTGCCAAGCAGATTCGGCTGGTATCGGTGCCTAGCACGCTGTTGAAGGTGACGCAGATGCAACGTCAATTAATGATGCTGCAATTGAAGCGCGGCGGTGCGCCGATTTCTTGGTCGACAGTGATGAAGAACCTCGATATTCCAAACTACGGCGAAGTTAAAGGAAATACAGAGCATGAGAAGTGGTTCAACGAAGAACTGGAATCGCAGAAACTGAAGATTCTTGCAGCAGCGGCAGCGCAGCAGTTTATGAAACAGCTTGGAATTCAGCCACCCGAAGAAGGTGGTGGCGGTGGAAAGGGCGGCGGTAAAGGCGGTGGTGGCGGCAAGGGATCTGGCGGTGGTCGACCGTCATCGGGAGAAAAACCACCCAAGATCAAACAAAAAGGCGCGCAAGGTGGAGAACCGCGCACGGTTGTGACGGAGAGCTAAGGAGAAGACATGGCAGTCCAAATCAAAGTTCAAAAAGACTACTACCAGACCGAGGTAAGCGTTGAATTACCTGCGGACATTCAGCAAGTCAACGAGTTGCTCCAGGCAACAAAAACGACAGGAAAGATGGTAGTCCAATACAACCAAGGATCGGTGCAGGGAGTAAACCTTGAACAGCGTACTAAGATTTCTGATGCTCAAGCAGAGGAAATCCGCAAGATTCTGGATGTAGGTGAGACAGTTTTGTAAAAATAACACTTGACGCGAAAAAAAATTCGGCCTATAGCTCTAACAGAATCTTTTGAGCGGCATGCCCCCCCTCCTTGGGGAATCAGCAATGGCTCAAGACCAGAAATGGCCTTGGGCCATTTCTATTTTGCATCCAAGGAGGAACACCATGGCAAAGCGTCGCAAGGCAAGCGCAGTGAAGGTTAGCCATCTGAAGAAGGGCCGCAAGGCTCGTGGTCGCAAGGGTCGCGGCAAGCGGAGCGCCATCAAGGCGTAGTTACCTTTCCCCAACGGTAGCTATGCTGCCGTTGGGGATATCAACTTAGGAGATTCAGTAATGGCTACAGGCTCTCAACCCATGCCGCAAGGTCAAGACCAAGGTGCACCGCCTCCCGATCAGGGAGCTGGTGCTCCGCCGCAGGGCGCTACTCCTTCGCCGGATCAAAATGCTCCTCAGCAAGGCCCCCCTTCGCAAGCTCCTGCTAATCCAATGCAGATGTTGCTTGCGCGTTGGTATCAGACAGCCAAGCAAATGGCTGCTTCTGATCCGCGTCTTGCCTCGGGTGCTGAGAAAGTTTCTCAAGGAATTCAAGAAATGCAAACAGCTTTGGTAAGTCCGCCACAGCCAACACCGATGGGCCAGCAACCGCAATACTAACGCTTCGGGAGAGAACAAAAAATGCCGACAGTGAATGAGATTTTGAAGCAATCCGGATTGACTGACGAGCAGATCGCCGCACTCGATGCAAAAGCGATCACCGCATTCACCGGAGTCTTGACTACCGCGGAACAAGAACGGAAGACTGCAGGGGAAGCAGCCACAAAAGCCGAACAAGAGCGCTTGGCTGCACAGAAAGAAGCTGAAAAAGCAGAGCAAGAACGGAAGGATGCCGCAGCAGCAAAAGAAGCGGCCGAAATTGCTCAGCGTTCTAACGCGGAATTCTACGACAAAGAGATTGCGCCGGCATTGAATACTTGGGGAACCGAAAAGGCAAACTTGGAAGCGCAAGCCGCCTTCTACCGTGCGCAGAATGAAGCCGCACGCGCTGCCGGATTTGTTCCCACTGAAGCGCCGAACTATAAACCGCAGGAAGCAACCACACAGCCGCGCGATCCGCAGGGTCGTTATGTGGCTGGCGCTCCCGGTAGCACCCCTGGTAGCCCGACATTCACGATGGAAGCGATTGACCAACGTTTGGGCACCGGAATTAGCAATGTTGGCTGGGCCATGCAGGAATACCAGCGTTTGTCTGGTGGCCAGTTCCTTCCCGATTCCTTTGACAAGCTCTCTGAAGAAGCTACCAATGCTCGGTTGCCGTTCCGTGATTACGTGTCGCGGAAGTATGACTTTGCAGGAAAACAGGCCGAGATTCAGCGTAAGGCGCAAGAAGAGCATGATGCAAAGGTTCGGCAGGAAGCCGCAGCACCCTTTGAAGCGAAGCTGAAGGAAGCCGAAGTCGCACGCCAAAAAGCGATTGAGGAAACTGATCGAAAGTGGGCTGAAAAGGTTGGATCGAACCCGGATGTGCGGATTTCGCAGCCTTCTCGCTTTGCTGATGTGGCGCGTGCAGTGAAGGCCAATGAACGGCCCGATCCGTTGAACTTGAATGATTCGCAGCGTCGGCAGGCAACATCGCAGGCGATCCGGCAGGAGATTTCAGAGACTGCCGCAGCGTAATCGTTTGAAGTTGCAGGACAAAAAGATTAGCCGAGACGCATGCCCCCCTCTTTGGGAATCAGCAATGGCTCAAGACCAGAAATGGCTTGGGCCATTTCTATTTCATACCCAAGAAGGTGACCAGTGCCAACCGATCCGCTCTATAACGAAATCGACGCATCGAACCTTGAGAGTGTTCGGAAGAACGTAGTTTTTAACAACCTCTTCGTGGATACTCCGTTCCAGGCGAAGCTCCGCAGAGCAGGCGTCTGGGATGAATTCCTGGGCGGCGCGGGCATGATGGAAGGCATCCTCTACGGGCGCACGCAGGGCGCTGCTGTGAACCCCGGCCAGACCGTCACCGTGACCCGTCAGCAGATTAACACCGGCATTAAATTCCTGCCGAAGGCGTATGCCACTTGGTATCCGCTGGACGACTGGGAGATGGATGACGGTTCCGGCACCGGAGGCGTGATTAACTCCGGTCCGTCGAGAATTGTGGACGAGTATCAGCTCTACATGGAAGCCATGGTGATGACCATGAACACCATGCAGGAGATGGATTCGTTCCGTCACGGCCAAGCCTCTGCCGCCACGATTTCCGACAATCGCATTAAGACTATTAACGGTCTTGATGAGGCGTTGAACAATGGCATCGATCCGTCCGTGTACGGCAACATCTACGCGAACTACGGTGGCCAGGCGCGCAACGGGAACATCGGAACCGCGCTGAACTCGACGCCGCTGTATCTGGGAACTTCGGCAGGTGGCACTGGGCAGATTGACTTTGCTGCTCTGATGCAGTTGTGGTCGCAGTGCAAGGTGACTGGCGGAAATCCGACGTTGGGTATCACCAACGTTTTCGGGTTTAAGGCCATTGCCGTTGCCCTCGATGCGCAGCGCCGCGATATTTCGAATACACGGCACGACATTAAGTGGGATGGTTTGAACTTTAACGGCGTGGATATTTACGCCGATCCGCTGGCTCCTTCGGCTCAGGCTCAAAACTTCATTGAGCTGGCTCCTGCGAATGGCGCGGCTGGCAATACAAACCTCGCTGATGGCGTTGGATCGAGCACCACAACCGTGACGTTCACGACCCCGCAGTTCACCAAGAACGGTGCGCCGGTTGCTACTTCTCCGACTGGTTCTGGGTTGCCTTCCAACACCGTGATTCAGCCTTCGGAAGTTCTGTACTTCCTGGAGCCGGAAAGCTTCAAGATCCGGCCGACCAACAAGAAGGGCTGGAACTTTGGTCTTCGTCGCGCTCCGATGCCGAACAACGTGAGTATCGACGCTCTGTTTATGCGGTTGGGCATCAATCTGTACAACGTGCAGCCGCGCCATTCAAATTACGCGTTTGGATTCACGGCATAGGAGGATGGAATGCCATTTCAGCCAATTGTACCTACTTGGTTAGCGTGGAATAACGGAAACTTTACCTCGCCGACCGCGCTCACTGACGTCCGTACCGGCCAGCCGTTCGCGGCAGGCGGCCTGAATCTTGGCGACTTCTTCGATGCCACAAATCAAGAAGCGTTCCAAGGGTCGTACACAACCAACGGCACTTTGTTCTCCGGTCGTTACCGCTTTGTGCAGGTTGACTCGGGCGCGACAGCGGCCAACGTCAAGACTGGCACAGTCGGTTACCTGCGCAATGGAACCTTTGTGCAGTCGGTCGTGATTACCGGTGCCGGTTCTGGCCAGACCGCTGGGACTTATAACGTCGCAGCCAATGCCGGTAATGGTGGAACGGGTGCCTTGATTCAGGTGGTGGTTGGTTCTGCTGGAACGGTGACTTCGGCGACGGTGTTGCAGGGCGGATACGGCTATAGTTCGGTGCCGACCTTCACGCTTGTCACTGGTGGATCTGTTGGCACAGTGGCGGCGCAGTTGAATACTACGCCGAATCTGGTGACCAGCTTTGACCAAGTCGCCGCCGGCACTGCCATTCCGGTTCGTCCGGTCGTGTTCTTGAACTCAATTACTCCGGGCAACTACGGATTCATTCAGGAACTTGGCACGGCGACGGTTCTGGGCAACGCAACACTCACAGGTACCCCTGCGGCAGGCGTATTGATTCAGCCAAAGGCCGGAGGTGCTGGAACTGTTGATGTCCCGACGGTAACCACCGCAGTGCTCAACACTTCTATCGGCTTGGCGATTGATCTTCCGGTGGCTGGTCAATTGTTCAAGATCGAGCTGCAGTACGTTCCGGTGGTTCAGGACTAATTGCGGACGGGAGCGAGCAGCAATGCCCGCTCCCGCACCCCGTCATCGAGTCATTGCAGCAAGGAGCAACCATGGTTCTCACAGCAATCGTAAAAGGCAGTGGTGCCGGTCCACTCTATCCGGACTTTATCGGTCGACGTGCGACCTTTGTCGGGAGTGGTACTGGACCGACGTCGTACGTTGCTGGTACGGGCGATCTGGTAACGCTGAATCTGCCGAACTACTACATTGATGCTCTTCTCGGTGGCGTGACAAGCGTGAGCGGAAAGTATGTGGTTTACCCAGCACCTGCAGGAACTGGTGCGCGCCAGCAATGGTATCTCCGCTGGTTTTACGCGTTGGCTTCTGCGGGCACAGTCGGAACCGAAGTGACAAGCGCAACGAATCTTTCCGGCGAATCGGTTCAGCTTGGTGCAATGGTTGGGCAGTTTTAGTAGTCGCGGCAAGGAGTCATCGTGATTCTCACAGCGATTGGAAAAGGTACCGGTGCCGGACCACTCTATCCGGACTTTGTTGGACGGCGTGGACTCTTTGTCGGGAGTGGTAGCGGGCCTGCGTCCTACGTCGCTGGCACGGGTGATCTGGTGACGCTGAACCTGCCGAGCTATTACATTGATGCTCTCATCGGCGGCGAAGTAAGCATCAGCAAAAATTACGTGGTGTATGCCAATCCCACGGGAACTGGTGCTCGGCAACAGTGGTATTTGCGGTGGTTTATTGCGAGTGCCGGGGGCGGTGGCGGCTCTGTTGTTGCGACACGGCTTGGTACTGCCGCTAACTATGCGCTGTTGGCATATTCCGGCATCACAAACACGGGAAGTTCCGTCATTACTGGTGGGAACATCGGGAGCTATCCCACTACAAGCATTACCGGTTTTCCAACTCCTGGAACTTTGACTCCTCCAGCAGTGATTGACAACGTTGCCGCGCAGGCAGCGCAGACAGCGCTGACGGCAGCAATCATTTATTACCAGGGATTGACGCCGACATTGTCTGGACTGACTAACCTGAGCACGGGCGGTAATGGCTCGACAGCGTCGACGTACACGCCTGGAAATTATTTTGGGTCGACCAGTTTGACGATGCCTACGGGTATCATTTTGGACGCTCAGGGAAATTCAAGTGCCGTGTTTGTGTTTGTGGCGGGATCAACGATCAACCTTGCCAGTGGGCAGACAATTGCTTTGGTCAACGGCGCACAAGCCGCAAATGTTGTTTTTGTGGCTGGAAGTGCTTTTACCTCAGTAGCAACGTCGACAGTGAACGGAAACATTTTGGCGGTAAGCGGAGTCAATCTTGGCGGCGGCGTGCTTAATGGCAGAGCGCTTACTACGACAGGCGCAGTCACCATTGCTGCGGCTACCACTGCGACTGTAAGTGCATCAGCTTCCGTTGGGTCAGAGGTTGTATCCGGTCAGAATCTATCCGGAGAAACCGTTCAGCTTTTAGCGTTCGTCGGACAGTTCTAACAGGGTCTTCTCCCGAAGACAAACCAAACGCCTCTTGCGGGGACGACTCGCGAGGGGCGTTTTGGTAGGAGCGGTTTTCGAACAGGAGGGGAAATGGCGGAATTAAAAAACACGGAATTGGTTCTTCATGGCAGACGGCGGTTCAAACGCGGCGCGTACCACCAACTGTCTGAGGCTGGTGCTAAACGTCCTTACACGGAGACAAAAGACGTGAAGGCAGAAAAGGGTTTTGGCGCTTTGTATGGACCGGAGCTCCCCAAGGCAAAAAGCAACAAAAGTCGCATCCGCAAAGAGATTACTGTTCGTAGCTTTGCGGGACCAGCTAGAACAAGCGCTAAGCGCGGAGCCAAAAGAACTACAAAGCGCACTTCGAGGAAGTAGGAGTGAAACGTGGCTTTTTTTAACATGATTCAAGAGATGCTCGGGATTCCCGGTTGCAACCTCGGCTTGGTGAAAACCAAGATTAATGAATCATACGCCGCGATTCAAAACGAAAACGTGTGGTCATTTCAACTGCAGACGGGTGGGTGGTTGACGCCGTCGCTGTTGGGTGCTCCAACACGCACGTTTCTAAGTCCTGGAACAATCACGGTCACTCCCTTTACGAATACGATCACCGGTGATGCCATCGCCTCAGCCGCATGGCTGGCCACCATCACTAATCCTCCGTTGATTACGCAATATCAAATTCGAGTTCCTTATTACTCGCTGTACTCCATCATTTCGCTGGACTCGACAAACACTTCTGCTGTGGTGCTGACGCTTGATCGTCCATGGATGGAACCCAAGCAGACCAATGGAACCTACATGGCGTACCAAGCCTACTATCCAGCTCCGGCAGGGTTCAAGCGTTGGTACAACATCCGCGACACCACCAACAACAACCAACTGGATTGGTGGAGCAAGACGCAGATTGATTTGGCAAACGAAGACGCAGAGCGCACGGATTTTGATGAGCCTCTTTACGTTGTTCCTTACGCACAAGATACGCGACCAGGTTCGGCGACATTGGGCCAGATGCTTTATGAACTGTGGCCCCATCCAATTTCGCAATTGCCGTATACCTTTGGCTACCAAGCCAATTGGCCACCGTTGATCAATAATTCCGATACGCTGCCATTTCCGTTGACGGAAGAACTGGTGAAGTTACGTGCATACGAAATGCTCTACCTGTGGAAAGAATCGCAAAAGGGCGACGAGATGGAACGTGGTTCCGGCGCAAACTGGCAATTTCTTACACAGGCTGCGCGCGCTGAATACAGTGATCGCTTGAAGACAATTCGTGTGATGGACAAAAGTCTTGTGGATCTGTACTTCACGCGGATGCAGAGATTCCCATCGGCGTTTGGCGAGCCGTACTCGACCGTGGAAGGCCAGCTCAATGTGGGCGGCTGGGGAGGTTGGTAATGCCAGGTTATGCAGGAACAGCGCAAGCAACTTTGATTCGCGACAACCAACAGAAATACTTGTTTAACAAGGAAACGGTTGCCGTTGGAACGGCAAGCATTGCGTGCCAGATTGAACGAGTCAATCGTTCTTTTTATCCGTGGGGTATTTCGCTGGAGATTTTTTTCAGCGGAAATCCTGGCGCTTTTGAAGTTGATCTTCAAGACGCAGATATTGATCAGGATTCGCACTACGTAACAGTCGACGCAATTACTGTCGGGCTGAATGCTTCGTATGTGACTCGGATCGAGTTGCCTTCATTTTATGCAAAGTATGTGCGCGTTAAGCTCGTTGCCCTGACGAACGCAGTAACTACGTCTGTGTTGTTGACAAGGTAGAACGATGAAAAAACTGATTGTGCTTTTATTGGCGATGTTTGTGGCGGGGACACTGGTTACAGCAGTGCACGGGCAGATTATTGTCGGAAATTATACGGCTACATCGTTTCAGTCGGGAAACATGCTTCCAACATCGTGCAGCGGAAGTGCTGTGTTTACTTTAACGACGACATGGACTCCCTATTATTGCAATAATGGCACATACACCGTGTTTGGTACGGGTGCGCCAGCAACTACTGCGGCAAGTTTATATGGCGGTTCAATAGGAGCGCAGCCTTATCAGTCCGCAGCTAGTACCACTTTGTTTGCGTATCCAGGTACGTCAACGGCGTCTTTTTATTTAGACGGAACACGAACTGACAGCTATACGCCAAATGGAACGGCGCTGTTACCATACAAAACGTTAGCTCAACTTTCTGCTGGAATTGCTAATGTTACGGGGCCATTTGTCATTAATGTTGTCCCACTTGTTGGAGGATATACTTACACAGGAGATATTTCCTTTCCCGCCTATCCGATGACTATTATCGGAAACGGAGCAACGTATATTATTACGGGAAATGTTACTATAAATAACACTTTTTATATCAATAATCTGTATACAACTATATCTGGCACGCTTACTTATGCTTCGACTTCGGCAACAGAGTCGCAGCGCATAGCTGGATCACTGACTGTTACCGGTGGAATTTTTACAAGCGGATATGAGCATTTTTTTGACATGTCAATTTTATCAAATACTTTAATTACTTTAAATTCAGGAGCCACCCCCGTTTTTACAAATGTAGTGGGTACCCCATTATTCAAAAGCGCAAGTGGAGCTACAGCATCAACAGTTTTGACAATTATTGATACGCAATCGTTGGCAACGGGAGCATACACGAATGTTGATATGTCAAATGGCGGTCTTGCAGTTATTCGTGGATTTATTGCAACCAATAACGGCACCGTTGCAAACATAAATCTTTCTGGAAGCAGTGCCGTTGGAGCATCTACCCCAAACATTTTGTCAAACATTGAGGCGGCTTGGGTAGCCGCAGGTTCTTCGTTTACTAGGGTTGCTCCAGACAGTTACATGCCGTTGCTCACTGGAACGAATTTGCAGTTTAGCGGCCCAATGGAAATTGTTCAGTACAGTCTTACCGGACAAACAGATAGCCTTGCAGCGACAACAATTTATACAACATTGACGGCTGGATATTACCGGTTATCAATTGCAGGGCAATGCACGACGGCTGGATCTGCAGGCTCATTCACCGTTGCTCCAAACGGGATACTTTCAACAGTTACCGGATCGATTGTTCTTACAACATCTGGTGCTGCGCGGAGCGTTGTAAGCATGGGCTATGTGCCTTCTGGCGTAGCTATCGCATATATCACAACTGTTACGAGTAATACAGGTGGCGTGTATCGCGTTGATGCCATTTTGGAGAGAGTGAGGTAAACGATGAAAAAAGTTTTGCTTTTTTTGTTTTTAATTGTTACGCCGATGTTTTCTCAGACTGGAGTAGTATCCGGTTACTGCAACCTTGGCGCAACACAAGCCAATACTTCTGGCTTAAAATCAACGAATTATTTGCAAGGGGTAATTCCCGATTGCACTGTAAAGGTTTATCTTACGGGAACAACTACGTTGGCAACAATTTATTCGGACAGTTTAAGCACGCCATTGACAAACCCGTTTACTGCTAATGCAGATGCGTCATGGCTGTTCTATGCAGCAACGGGACAATCTTATGATATTGTACTTAGCGGTGGAACAAGTCCAAACGTATATTCATCTCCAGTTACAGTTATTGGTGTTACTCCGTTTTGGAGTAATATCTATATGACTTGGACATTGTATAGCCAATGTGTCTCTGGAAAATACTCGGCAATGTCAGATGGACAGGGCAATGCTGCTGGTCCTATTGAAGCGCGATGGCTTGGTGCGGGGCTTGGGGTCTCCAATGACGCGGCAATCCTTAACGCGGCTTTTGCGTGTGGTAAAACGCTCGGTCGTAGTGTGCATTTGGCAGATGGCACATATATCGTAAAAGATGCGGTTCTAACAATTGATTCTGTTGCCGTTCGTGGCGATGGACCGCTTACGCATATTATTCAAGAGCCAACGGTGACAACTGCACCAGTTCAAGAAATCTTACTTACTGGCACAGCGCCTTCCTTAAGCAATGTGGCAATCACGTCAACATATGCTTATGGACGTTCCACATTTTCTGGGTACACGGGGATTGCTGTCGTTGTGCAAGCAGCCACTCAAGCTACAGTAGATGGAGTCAAAATTTCAGGATGGCGAGGCACTGGATGTACGCCAGGTTCGGGCTATTCAAACTGCGGTTTGATGGGAATCATTGTTGATAGCTCAACAGATGTGCATATCTCAAACAATCGGTTGCAATACACTGTAGCCGATGGCATACAAATTACCAACGGATCGTCGCAAGTTTTTGAATATGGTAATTGGGTAGATAGTCCCGGCGACGATTGTCATTCGATTGTTTCCTACGCATACCAGTCATCGCCAGTATCATATGCAGATGTACATGACAATTACTGCTCGAATGGTTTGGCGCGTTCGTGGATGGTTGATGGTGGTAATCATATTGATTATCATGATAACCTCTCGTATGGCACTGCTGATGCCTGCATTGAAGTCCAGGCCGGAAGCAGCTATAACACGTCAGATGCTACTTATGTAACCATGAGCCACAACACGTGCTATGGATCTACTCGCCGTGCCGCTGCATTTATTGGAGGAAACTATGTCACGTCTACATCAACTGCGCATATCGCAGATCATGTAAAGCTTGACGGAAACGTTCTTCTTGGGGCTCTTGGTGCCGCGACGATTGGAGTTGGAAACCCATCAAGCGGAACTTATTCCGCATCCAATATCGAGTTAACAAACAATACATTTGATGCATCCGCTACGTCGCAAACGTATCAATTCGGTATTTATATTAATGGTGCCTATAATGTGTCAATCAATGGTGGAAGTGTCGAAAATGTTTCATCGTATGGTTTGTATTCAATCGGAACAAACGGTGGCCATCTTTTGGTTAACGGAGTTCGATGGAACAATATATCCGATGTCTCTGCTGGGCATGCTGTAATAAATATTTCTAGCGGCGGAGCCTGGAAAGACGCAGTATTTACAAACAATAGCATAACTAATGGAACTTACAGCCCTGGAAGCTTTTTGTTCGTTCCATCCGATCTTCCTGTGTGTGGAGTCTACGGTAATGCCGGGGATACCTTTGCTGTCAGCGGAACATTGACTATGGGCACAGATTGCGTCGGAGCCTATTTCCCGATACTTGTTTCTCCTACGTTTAGTTCACCTACCGTTTCTAGCGGTGACCTGGCAATTACGACGGGCAATATTCATATGAATAATGGATCGTCAGCGCAGTATATTTACGGGTCAGGAAATGCGGCATGGTTAATGATGACTGGAGGAAACTGGTATAGCTCGGCAACAGCCTCTCAGCGTTTTACAGCCAATAGCGCCGCTGGATCAAATACATACGGGCAAGAGTTTTACAACGGAACAACGGATCTTGGAGGTTTTCAAGGAACTGCGCCGTCAACGACCCCATCACATCCTTTTTTATTTAGAGCTTTGTATGGAGTCCAATCGCCATACTACGCAGTGAACGGAATAACCTCACTTACAGGATGTTCTTCTGGTTCACAAACAGGAGGAAATACTGCCGGTACATTTACGTCGGGGGTTTCTGGAACATGCACGGTGGTGATTACCGCTGGATATACAGCTCCAAACGGATGGGCTTGCCCGCGTCCTTCAGATTTGACAACTACGGCTGATACGACAACATGGCAGCAAACTGCCAGTACACAAACAACACTTACGTTGTCAGGAACGACAGTATCAGGCGACGTAATTTCTTGGGGGCCGTGCGTAGCTTATTAGTCTTTGAATCAAAAAAACAAAGGGGATTTAAGTTTAAGCAGAGGAGGGGCAATGACAAACGAAGAAGTATCCATAGAGCTTACCAACCACAGCGATCGCCTAAAAGTTGTAGAAAAAGGCGTGACCAGCCTTCTGCGGTTTCAATCAAGCATAAATCGCAAGATTGGTTTTGTGTACGGTGCCTCATGGGTTCTTGGCATTGTTTGGACTGCTTTTTTGGCTGTCGCTATTTGGGCGCTTGGAATCATTGTTCCTGCTGCCAAGGTTGTAGTTGCGGAGTATTATCACGATCATCCCAAGGCCGCACTTGAACAAAATTCTCAAGAAAGAGTGCTTTCTTTGCTGCTTGCAGACGTACAGAAAAGTTCGCAAAAGGCGTCTTCAACCGACAAAAAACCTGACAAGAAATCAGACAAGAATTCAAAGTAATTTTAGCATTGACCACTGAAACAGAAGTCGTCAACATGTGCTTAAGCAATATGAGGGTAAAAGCAAAATGCCTTGGTGGCGCAAATTACGCATTTTGTTTTTTGGTTGTCCGCACTGCGGAGGCCGCGGCAAGATCGAAACAATCGCTGGGGCATTTCCTTGCTCGTATTGTTGCTCTAAGTTAAAGAAAAATTTTTGGAGGAATTTATGACCTGGAAATCGTGGATTCACTCTATTGTTGCGGCAGCGATTGGCGGGGCCGCAAGCGCATTGGGCGCTGTTTTTGTAGATCCCAATGCATTTAATTTTACGTTGGCCGGATGGGAAAACATTGGGAAGATTGCTTTGGCGGGAGCCATCATCCCCGTGCTGACGCTTTTAAAACAGTCTCCCCTTCCTGGCGTCGACAATGCACCTGTGGACGGTGCAAACAGCTTGAACTTAAACAAGCAATAACAAGCAGAGGAGTGGTATGAACCGCAGAATGTTTTTAAAGTCTTCGGGAATTGCGGGAGTGGCCGTAGTTGGACCAGCTTCATTGCTGACCGTGGAAGGATGCTCTACGGCTACGTTGAAAAGCTATCTCAACGCAGTCCTGGATAGCGCAGAAAAGATTTTGGCTCTGTCAAGCTCAACTGATAGCTGGTTTATCACGCTTAGCAATGCCATTGCCGCCCTGAAGGCGACAGAGGCAAATTGGGATGCATCTACCGCTGTTTCGGCAGTAATCAGCGCCTTGGATACCTTAGAAGCTATCTTGGCAGTCATTCCTGTGACTTCAGCCTATTCCAACCTTATCGATCTTTTGGTAAGCGTTATTGAAACAATTTTGACTACCTTCGTCAAGACAAACAAGGTATCGGTCAAGGTAAATGCGCTTGCGCAAGGCAATCCACATCGCGGTCGCGTACCGTTGCGTGATACGCACTTTCTCCAGTCGAAGGTCGGTGCTTATAAGAGCCAATGGAATGAAATTGCAGCGGATATTGGCGTTCTTGACAAGGCGAAACTGTAACGGTTTGCGCGGTGGTGCTCTGAGCAACGTGGGGTCCATCTTGGAATATGCCTCCTGTCGGGTGTGAGTCCTGACCAACCGCGCAATAACTTGATGCCGAGCAGCATGCCCCCCTGTAAGGGAACCAGCAATAGCTTTGATAGGGGGAGAGGCTATGCCAGCGAGCGAGATCATGGAGAAGTTCCGTAAACACAAGCTGCATTCTGGGAAAAGCGGCAATATCGTGCGGAACAAAAAACAAGCAAAAGCTATTCTTTTGAGTTATCTGCGGAAGGAAGGCAGAATCGGCCCGCAAAAAGGCAAAGCGAAGAAACGCGGACGGAAGAAAAGAGTTGTCAGCAAGAGATGATTGCGAACATAATGATGCAGAATCACTGAGCAACATGCCCTCCCCTACGCAGGGAGAACAAGCAATGGCTCAAGACCAGCGATGGTTTTGAGCCATTGCTGCTTTTGTGCGTGAGGAATAAGAAATGGCGAAGAAAAAATCACAATCAGCATCCCCTAGCATGGGCGGTGGATCTGGCAGAGTGACAACGTCGATTGATAGTGCGGAGAACGGGTTTATCGTTCACACGAGCAGCGAAGGAAGCGGGCCGGGAAGTTCGTACGTGAGCAAGACTTTTGTTGCTCCGACTCACGATGCGGCGTTGCGCATTGCTTCGGCGCACATTGAATGCTGTGGCTCCAAAGCAAAAGGGAAAAAAGGCAAAGGCAAAAAGGGAAAGAGCAAGATCGCAACCAGTAAACGGTGATGAATGGCTTCGTACAGTTGGCTGACCTACGCAACAGCACGGCAACAGTTGGCCTTACGGCTATCTGATAGCGCAAATGTGTTTTGGGCAGATGCTGAGAACGGGCTCTATATTAAAAAGGCTCTGCGCATGTTCAACGCTATGACGTATACCTGGAAAACTGACTTCATTTACAATTCCTCGTCTTTATGGAACTCGCTTGGTCTTTTGGCGACGTCTCCGCGGCTGCGCACGCTTACTTGCAATGACTCGTTCACGATGATGGAATATCACTTGCTGGAGCCGCCTACTGGAGGAACTTGGACGGGAACAACGCAGTTTACCATTAGCGATTTTGCTCAGGCGTTGCAACGACGCCGCGACGAGATGTTGCAAATTTCAAATTGCAACCAAAGTTTGCTGTCCAACATCAGAGTAACGCCAAACACGCGGCGAACGACGCTGCCCGACACGGTAATCGACGTGGAACGTGTGCGCTATATCCCTGTGACGGGATCGCCCAACACACTTTATCGCGACGATACGGTGGCTCAGGAGTTTTACGAAGCTCCCCTCTACCAGCAAAATTCGGGGACGCCGCAAACCTTTAGCCTTTCATCCGAACCACCGCTTGCGTGGGATGTTGACGTTCCTCCAAATCAGCCAGGAACATATGAAGCAGTCGTGCTGCAGTCAGGTGCGGCCTTTACCCCCCCTGCGGCGGCATTGCTGGGCATTCCTAATGATTTTGCTTGGGCGCTGGAGTGGGGAGCGATTGCAGATTTGTTAGGAAAAGAACCTGAAGCAACGGATCGACAACGATCTGCCTACTGCCTACGGCGCTATCAGGACGGTCTGAATCTTCTGTTAAAGACGCCCTGGGCGATGCTTGGAAAAGTAAACGGCGCGGCCTGCGATATGCCCTCGATCGTTGCCATGGATCGCTACATGCCGGAATGGGACTCAACGCCCACCAGCTTTGGGCCTTGCATCGTGGTTGGCGGTATCGACTTCCTTGCAGCGCCAACGGCAAGCGGCATTGGATTGACGGTATTGGCCAATGCGCCGGTGCCAACGCTTGACGCGGATTATGTGCAGGTATCCCGTAGCAATTGGGACACAGTTCTTGATCTCGCGCAGAGTCTGGCTTGCTTCAAGATGGGCGGCGCAGAGTTTGAACAGGCACTAGCGCTGGAGTCGCGCGCCGTTCAGGCGTGCTCGGCCGAGAATTCTCGGCTCAAGAGCACAGGTAGCTTCAGCGATATTTTGGTGCAGCGCGGCCAAGCTCAGGATCGCGACCAAGAGCGGTACAACAGCGCAAACGAGAAAAAGCAAAGCTGAATTTGCTTGTTCCTTTAGGCAACTTTTTGTTGATTTTTAGAAACAACCGAAAATTGCAAACCAAGTGCTCGCAGTACGTGCAACACAGTGGTAAACTCTGGATTTCCATTTACGCTTAGTGCTCGGTAAAGACTTTCACGTGACAATCCTGCTTCTTGCGCTACTTGGCTCATGCCACGAGCGCGCGCAACAACACCAAGCGCATCCGTTATAAAAGCAGGATCATCACTTTCGAGCGCATCTGTCATATAGGCAGCAATGGCTTGTGGATCATCGAGATATTCCGCAGAATCAAATGGTTTGGTCTCAGATAAAGTCATTTTGTCTCCCGCTAAAACGTCATTTCCAGTTCAACGCGGGAATAATTGGTTCGTGGAGCAAGTTGACGTCCTGGTCTTTTTTCAAAATGAATCAAGCCATATTGCTGCATTGTTTTAAGCGTTCTGGAAAGATTTGACTTGGCACGACCAGTCTGCGCCGCGAGTTCCGTGAGCGACTCAGGTCGTGTTTTAACGATCAACGCCAGAAGAGTCCGATTTTTATCGGACAGAACCTGTGCCATTGTTTCAAGAGATTGAAACCATACCTTCGGTTCCTCTGGACTTGGCACATATTCTCCGCGCACGATGGCCATTGTCCGATTTTTGTACTGTTCGAGACTGGCAATTCCAATTTTCAAAGTAGTCATGGTGTGCTCCTCTTTTGCAAGATGGCTTCGACTTCTGTCCAAAAATCTGCCATCAATGTTGCTGCATCCGTGTAGGGATAGAACCGAATCCTTTTTCCGTTGTGTTTGTGATCGTACTCAACAAAAGTTCGTGCCCCTGGTCCGGAAGTTTCATGAATTGGATGGGCATTATCAAATCCCAACAATCGCGTTCCGATTTTGTCGTGAAGCGTAAGCGAATAGCGCAGACCATGCGGACGTTCAGGTGAAACCGCTACCTGTTTTACCGCAAATTTTACCCAGCAAACGCCTTCTGCATCTGCAACAAAACTTTCACCATCCAGTAGCAGCAAGGCATCAATGCCTGCGTCTGGTTTCGTCATTTATGTACGTTATCATCCGATCATAAATATGTCAAGCGATTAGCGTTGCCATCCAAGACAAAATCGCCTACTATGCGATCAGAACACGAGCAACATGCCTCGCCCTGTGGCGAATAAGCAATGGCTCAAGACCAGCAATGGTTTTGGGCCATTGCTGTTTTTACGCGTTTTTGGGGGCGGTGTTGGGGCATGATTTGCCAAGAATGCAAAAAAGAATTTAAGGCGGCTGCTCGTGGACGCCCCCCAAAGTATTGCAGCGCAGAGTGCCGGGAGCACGCCCGACCAGATACGGAGAGAAGGCGAGAACAAAGACGTTCTTCTTATCGCCGGTTCTATCAGCGCAACCGCGAAAAAGTATTGGAGAAAAACGCGCAATGGGCTAAAGAACACCGCAGCAAATCTGCGGAATATGTGCGCACCTATCGCGAAAAACATCCGGACAAGGTGCAAGAGTATGTCCGTTCTTATCTCGTTCAAAACAGAGACGCAGTTTTGGAAAAAAAACGTGCCTACCACAAAAACCATCCTGAAAAGGATAGAGAGTATCGGATAAGTCATCGCGCAAAAGGTAACAAAAGCGCACGAGAATCGCGCGCAAGATACTGCGCACAGCATCCAGAGGAGGTTCGCCAGAAAAACCGAGAATTTTATAGGCGCAATCCGGCGAAGTATCTTGCCAAGGAGCAGCGCCGTCGCACCAAAAAGTCAAACGCTGGAGGAGCCTATACCGCAGAAGAATGGAACGCGTTGCTTGAGTCGTATGGGCATCGCTGTTTGTGCTGTGGAAGAAGCGATGTAAATCTGACGGTTGACCATATCGTTCCAGTATCTTTGGGCGGAACATCGAACATCGACAATATTCAACCGCTATGTCGTTCGTGCAACTCCAGAAAGCGCAATAAGGTAATGGATTTTAGGGGGAGGGTACATGCCGCTTGAATTCCACGGGCTTGACGTCACCCATCCCGCTAATCGCTTGCCTAGCGGTCGGGTAGCCGTTGCCCAAAATGTCCGTTCCTACTCCGTCGGCAGCATTAATTTTCGTAATTTGATGACAGCGGCGCTTTATACACTTGCTGCCGCCGTTCATACAATCCGCCGTTTGAACGATTCCACGCCCAACGGGCCATCGAGTGGATACACGATCATTAGCGGTGCTGGAACCTCTCTATACGCTGGAAACACTGTTGAGGCAACAGGCCTGAGCGGAAATCCAGTTTCCATGGTTCCGTTCCGACCGAACACTTCAGTCCAGCCATGGATGTATGTGGGCGATTCTGCGAAACAGGGAGACGTTACCCTCGATACGCAATATCTGATCACCAATGTTAGCGGTGGTCACACCGCTGTCAATTTTCCATCCAATGGAATGATGAAGGTTCGCTCGGACGGCGTTACCTACAAAATGGGCATTAAGGAGCCGCAGCTTGCTCCGTCTGTTTCCACAGAAAATTCAAGCGTCACGACAACCGGAGTGTTATATGCAACGGCGATTCCCTGGACAAACTATCCAACAGGGACAAACTCAAACTTTGATTATGGAGAAACCGAAGGATATCCAAACACGACGCCCCCTGTGGACGGAACTGCACCGTACACGATCAATGTCAAAAATGCCACTACAGTGACGATTACAATTCCAAATCCCACGGGCACCGTAATTATCAATGGCAGTGTCGTTACAACCCCTACAGCCACTGGTCTGCCACTGGCTTCAACCAATCCCGGATATTATGTGCAGCCTGCTGGTGGAGTGTCTCCTCCGTCGACGCCTCCATCGATCATCATCGGGGCATTTACGGACGGAAGCGGAAACGTGATTGCTGCGGGTGCGGCACCACTCTACAGACAAAATATTGTGGACGTGGGCGGAAATTTAGGCATCGCAATTACTGTTCCTTCGTCGGCTGTGTCTTTACAAATTGGCATTGACTCGACTGGAAACACTTTCAGCAACAATTCCGGCTCTTTCAGCATTACGGTGACGGTGACAACAAATGCATTGCCGTCGGTTACATCTGCTCTTGGTACAATGACACTTTGGTACTGGGGAGATTCTCCGACATCCGGGCAAACCGGATCATATATTTGGAAAAACGTAGACGACCCTGGAGGCTCTGGGCCAGTTCGTTCTACGTCCAATGCGGATGGAAGCACGACAGGAAACTCGTTTATCTTTGATGCTTCGTTCGGATCGGCGGCAGTTCCGGCCCTTGCTGCTGGCATCCCCGGATTGCCTGGCGTAGATATTTCCAGCGGGATTAGCGATATAACAGTGCCGATGATCTGGAGCCACCTGACTCCAGAGGGCGTTGTTGACGGTTCAAATCCCGTGTTTGCTTCTCCGCTTACGTCGACGTATCCGACCAACACAACGTACACAAACTTTAATTTTTGCCTGACTGGAAGCATTTATATCCCGGCACCGGGATATTACAAATTTGTTCTGACGAACAAAGATCAAACGATCTGGGGCATCAGCGGAAGTCCCACTGTCGTCTCAGCTACTGCAACCTACATGACTAACAACGAAGCAACGGTAGCAGGAACTGTTGCCTTGAGTAGCACTCAGGTTTCATCGTTTGGCCAAACAATTTCAGTGATAAGCGGCATTCCTCTTCTTCCCGTCGCGCCATTAAAATTTGGCAGCACTTATTACAACGAGGCCGGTCAGTGCACAGTTACAACAGTGGTTTTGTATTTTTCTTCTGCCGCAATTCATACGATTGAGATCGACTATGACTTCTGGTACCACTCTGGCCGCATTCTTCTTTTGATGGTGTCTCCAACCGCTTCAACAACGGCAGCAGGCGTGACTACACCAACGATTGTTCTTCCTCTAAGTTCCTCGGTTCGAGAACAAGTGCAGTATCGCTATGTCTATCGCTCTAGCGCTACGGGCGCAACTTCCAATCCTTCTCCCGAATCGACGGCAGAAGCTGTTCCAGTCACGGCGAACACCATTACGTCGCTTTGGTCCAACGATCCCCAAGTGGACAAAGTCGATTACTACCGTGTTGATTCTGCAATCACAAGTTTTACGTACGTTTGCACCGGACCGAATGATGATCTTGGTGGCGGGGGAACCAATACGCCGGTTTCAGATTCGTTGACAGATACGGAACTGGGCACTAACTTGCTCGTTTATACCAACTATGAACCTTTTCCCTCGATCGACCTGCCGCAGAAGGGAATCTGCACGGTTTCTGGAGGCGTAATTACGTGGGTTAGTGGCGGAGCCATTGGAGGAACGGCCACAGGATTCAATACGCGCTGGCTGGCAGGAACAATCATTCGGATTGGTTCTCCGACTTCTTTGGCCTACACGTTTATTGCGCGGCCCACGGCTAGCTTTTTTGCACCTTTGACAGCATATGCATTGAATTGGGTGATTCAAGACATCAACGGCCATTATCAACTCGTCACAGCAGCGGGAATCTCGGGAGCATCAACTCCTACTTTCAGTACCTCGGGTGGCACGACGGTTAGCGGGACTGTGACATTTACAGACAAGGGAATCGTCGTTCCTGCCGGATTTGTGAACCAGATTACGATTCCTGGCGTTCCTGATGGAGCAAATCTGGCTTACGAAATTTCAGAGCCAATTCTTGCCAATCAGCCGATGGCGTATCTTTTTGGACCAACAGACAACATCAACTACACTTTCGGCGTTGGTGATCCACTGCGGCCAGGAACGCTTTACTGGTGCTCGGGATCAAACCTCGATGCGGCACCAGATACAAATCAGATGGATGTGACAGACCCAAGTGAACCCTTGGTTAACGGGGCAATGTCTGGTGGCCGTGGTGTGCTGTTTTCGATTCGGCGGGCATGGGTGATCATGCCCAACTTCTTTAACGCGCTTGCCACTGTCACGGGAACGACGGGATCGACTTGGACTTTGCAGGCCACAAGCGTTAATCGCGGGCTGTTTATTCCTCGCTGCGTGGCGATCGAGGGCGGAGGATTGATCTTCTTCCGCGTGGACGATGGAATCCACGTTTCTCCTGGCGGCGGTGCATCCCAGTCGATTACAGATCAGGATTTGGAATCTCTTTTTCCGCACGAAAACGAAGACGGTGGCACAAGCATTCCGCAGCCGGTGACGCGGCAGGGCGTGACAATTTATCCGCCCGACGACACGCAGCCTGAACTGCAAAAGTTCAGCATCCAAAACGGCTACATGTATTACGACTACGTCGGAACGGATGGCAACCCGCATACCCTCGTTTACGACATCAATGCGCAGGGCTGGGTTTGGGATGCATACGAATGGCCAGCAACAATTCATGCTGCGAATGAAGGATTAAGCCAGCAGGGTGTACTGGTCGGTTGCAACGATGGAACGATTCGGCAATTGGCCAGCGCTGGCACAGAAACCGGAACTGCCATTGTGTTGACTTCAGCAATCGGCGGAAAGGGATGGCAGACGCTTGGGCCAGTGTTGATTGTCGAATACTCTTCAACAACTTCTATCACGCTGACAGGATATGCGGCGGATGTAGACAATGGTAGTTATGGTCCACCAGCGATCACGATTCCTTCGTCGGGTGGAGCGCTGACAAAGTTGAAACTTGTTTGCGGTCCAAGCAAGTGGAAATTGCTGTGGTTCCAATTTACTTCCACTGTTCAGTTTGAACTCAACGTGGAAGGCTTTGTTGTGCAAGCGAAGGACTGGGGATCGACAGGAGAGTACAAGGAAGTGCAGCCTTTTGCGGGAAGTGGAGGAGGTGGATAAAGTGGGAAAAATTACGGTTTCAGAGCGGCGATGCAAACGCTGTGGAGCGATTCAACTTGTTCCACCGCCCAACGGTTTGTGCCCAGCATGCACGATCTGGAAGGCTAAGCAAAAATGACAATCAATCTGGAGTCATTTCGTTATCCATTTGAAACAGAGATTGCCAATGAAAGCGATGGCGCAAAAGCAGCGCATCGCAATGCGTACCAGGGAATCCTTGACTTAAATCAAGCAATTGCTTCTCTAAAAAGCCAATTGACATCTGTAACGTCGTCATCAACAACAAGCTCAAGCACATCGAGCAGTTCATCTACGAGCACTTCTTCAAGCTCATCTACAGGCACGCAGACCGTTGTTACCAATACTGGAACAACGACGATTGGCTACGTGAATAATCAAACAGGCGTAACAGCCTATACCACGCAGCAATCAGATTATGCCAAGTTCATCATTCTCGATGATGCTTCGCCGATTGCCGTTACGCTGAGCGTTGCTTCATCTTCTCCTGCAATCACCACTCCCTGGTTTGCTACCTTTCTTAATTTTGGTGCTGGTACGGCAACTTTGACACCAATCAGCGGAACAATTTCGTACCAAGGAAATCTTGCTGCGGCATCAATGCCAGTCGCTCAGGGGAGCGCCGCAACAGTTGCATATGACGGAACAAATTTTTGGGCAGAATTGATTCCGCTTGTTGGGAATGTGGTTACGCAGATTATTGCGGGAACAAATGTAACGATTTCGCCCACAAGTGGTGTTGGAGCCGTTACCATCAATGCAACTGGAGGAGGCAGTTCCTATAGCCTTGGAGGAACTCTCTCGGTAAGCAATCTTTCTGCCGGTCCTGCGTTAGGATCTGGAACTACAATTATGGGGCTCACTGGTCTGGACGGCAGTCATCGAGTATCTTTTGCGGCTGTGGGAAGTTCTCCTCCCACAACAGGCGTTATTTTTACCGTTACGCTGACTGCTACAAGAGGACATACGCTTTGTCCCGTTGTGTCTCCTGAAACATCAGCAGCGGATGTTCCCTTTTTTGTGAATTACATTTCCGACACACAGTATTCTGTAAGCGTCAATGGAACTGCGTTGACCTCCGGGGCGGCAGTTGCTTGGAATGTAAGCTGTCCGTAATCTTCTACTGTGGTAGATTCTTTTGCCTTGTGGCGAAATACTAGCGGCGGTACACTAAGCGAGAATTATCCGAGCAACATGCCTCCGCACATGCGGAACAAGCAATGGCTCAAGACCAGAAATGGCCTTGGGCCATTTTTCTGCGTGGGAGGTGGACATGAGCTTTTTTTCAAGTTTGTTCGGGGGTAGCAACCCTACCCTTTCTAAAGATATCAACCAGTTTGGCCAGATCGGCAAATTTGCCACTGGACTGGGCGAGCAAAACTTGGCCCAATCGTCGAACTTCATGTCCTCAATCCTCTCGGGAGATCAATCCAAGATTAGCAAGGTTTTGGGGCCAGAGATCAACAGCATCAAGGGGCAAGGACAGCAATCCAAACTGAGCGCTTCGCAGTTTGGAAATCGCAGCGGTGGCACCAATGCCTCCATGCAGATGGCCGATGACAACTCGCGTGCCTCCATCAACAACATGATTTCATCGCTCCTTGGCAGCTCGGCCAGCGGACTGGCCAGCTCTGGAAGCAGCCTTTTGGGGCAGGGAATGAGTGCCACTTCGCAGGAGGCGAGTTTGTCTCAGCAGCAGATGCAGAACTGGGCGAACAGCATTCTTGGAAAAGGCATTACGAGCGGAGTTTCTGCCGCCGAATCGTTCGGTTTGGGTGCTGCCGGCGGTGCGCTGTCTGGTACTGGCGCTGCCAAGGGAGCTATGAGTGGATTGAACAGCTATTATTCGGGCGCTCAGTAAGGG